TCCTTGAGCGGTTCCCTGTGACCTTTGAACAGGAGTATCCCAGTCCTGCTATTGAGGCAAAGATCCTTGGCAAGATCTGTGATGATGATAAGTTCACTACCAAACTGGTGGACTGGGCTGACATCATCCGCAAGACCTTTTATGATGGTGGCATCGAAGAGATCATCAGCACCCGTCGTCTGGTTCACATCGTGAAGGCATACAACATCTTTGGTGATAAAGCAAAGGCAATCCAAGTCTGCATCAATCGTTTCGATGATGAAACGAAGCAAGCATTCCTGGAACTGTATGACAAGGTGGATGCTGACTTCCAAATGCCAGAGGTCAAACAATTTGCTATTGACACCCAGGAGTGATATAATTATGACAAACGCTTGGTCCTTTCTATCTGACGAATTGAACATGTCTAATCAAGATTATTGGGAAGAGGATGGTTTCAGCCTTGTGGGTAATCCACTAACTGCTTCTGCCTCTCCAGACACCATTAGTTTTAGTTCTACTACTTCTCTTGGTGGTGCTGCAGACACTCTTTCTCTCTATGATTATTCAGGTCAAGACTCAATGTCTTTTGATCTGAATCTTCCTACCACAAAACGAAATAATTACAAATACAACGAAGAGGAGATTCTTAAAGAACTCTCTGACTACATTAGTGGAACATACAAACAGCACTATTCTGCTGGTGATGATGCTATCCAAACTCTTGACCTCATTGAGGCATGTGGTGATGGTGAAGCATTCTGCCGCAGCAATATCCTGAAGTATGCTTCTCGCTATGATAAGAAGGGTACTGCCCGTCGTGACATTTTGAAGATCCTGCATTATGCTGTACTTCTGATGCATTTCAACGACAAAAATGCTCAACGTGAAATCTATCCTCAGTGATGAAAATCCGAACTCGTATGAAACTTTCTGATAATACCCTTTCCCTGCTCAAGAACTTCTCTTCAATCAATCAGTCTATTCTGTTCAAGAAGGGAAATACTCTTCGCACCATCAGTGTGATGAAGAATATTCTGGCAGAGGCAACGGTCACAGAAGACTTTGCTAAAGACTTTGGTGTCTATGATCTCAACCAGTTTCTGAATGGTTTGGGTCTTCACTCCAGTCCCGAACTTGACTTTGGTAATGATGGTTATGTCGTTATCCGTGAAGGTAAGTCCCGATCAAAGTATTTCTTTGCCGACCCTAGTGTCATCGTGACTCCTCCAGAAAAGAGTATCGAACTCCCTAGTGAAGATGTTCGCTTTGAACTGAGCACTGAGCAACTGGACAAACTGCTGAAAGCAGCAGGCGTCTATCAACTGCCTGACCTTTCTGCCGTGGGTGAGAACGGTGTGGTTAAGATTGTTGTTCGTGATAAGAAGAACGACACTTCCAACGACTATGCTGTGGTTGTTGGTGAGACTGACAAAGAGTTTACATTCAACTTCAAAGTAGAGAACATCAAGGTCCTCCCTGGAACTTATGAAGTGGTTGTGTCACAAAAACTTTTGTCTCGTTTTACTGCTAAGAACCACGATCTGACCTATTATATTGCTCTGGAACCAGATTCAACTTTCGGATGAATATCTTCGTAACCGACCCCAGTCCTCATATGTCTGCTCAGGTATTACCTGACAAGCATGTGGTTAAGATGCCGCTGGAGACGTGCCAGATGCTTTCCATCGTGTACTCTCCTTGGTATTATGACTGGGGTCCTATTCACAAGACTAATGGTGAACCATACGCCACAAAGAAAGGTGCCTTTCGCAATCATCCATGCACTAAGTGGGCAGCAGAATCCATATTCAACACAGCGTGGTTGATCCAACATGGATGTGCTCTTGCCCATGAATACTGGCACCGTTATGGTAAGGTTCACTCCTGTGCTCAAACTTTGTTTGAAGCAAAGAAACTGTTTCACAAAACCACCGAGAAAGCAGTAACCTGCTACTCTATGGCAGACAACTATGCCCGCGCCATGCCTGATGAGTTTAAATTTGACACAAGCATCGACACTTTTACTGCTTACAAAATGTATATCGCATCCAAACCTTGGGTTGCATCTAATTATCTTCGTGACGAATCCAGAAAACCGGATTGGGTATAAATGAAACACATTCTTTTTACATTGAAGGGTTGTCCGTTTGAACTCCTTGACGACAAAGAGTTCATTCGGATGCTTCTGTATAGAGCAACAAAAGAATGTAAGTCTACCTTACTAAACCTGGCAGTACATAAGTTTGATCCGCAAGGTGTAACTAGTATTGCTATGCTTGCTGAGAGTCACATCAGCATTCACACTTGGCCAGAGAAAGGTATGGCGGTTTGCGATATCTTTACTTGTGGTGATACCGCTACACCCGAAGATGGTGTAGAATATATGAAACAGCAGTTGAAAGCAACTGATATTGTTTCCCATGATTTTGTTCGTCCTTTGGAATGATTATGCGAGATGAATTTCTCTGGGTTGAAAAGTATCGACCCAAAACTATTGAAGAATGTATTTTACCAACTTCTATTAAGGAGACCTTTCAAAACTTCCTAGATAAAGGAGAGGTTCCCAACCTGCTCTTGGCAGGTCCCGCAGGTTGTGGTAAAACTACTGTAGCAAAAGCACTATGTAACGAACTGGGGGTAGATTATTATGTCATCAATGGATCCGATGAGGGACGCTTCCTTGATACGGTCAGAAATACTGCAAAAAATTTCGCTTCGACCGTATCACTTCAAGCGACTGGCAGACCCAAAGTCATCATTATCGACGAAGCTGATAACACAACAAACGACGTACAGCTCCTACTTAGGGCGTTTTGCGAGGAGTTTCATGGCAACTGCAGGTTCATCTTCACCTGTAACTACAAAAACAAAATCATCGACCCCCTCCACTCCCGTTGTGCCGTCGTTGAATTTTCAATCAGAGGAAAAGAGCGACAAGAACTTGCCGCCCAATTCTTCAAGCGGTTACAAACCATCCTGGATCAGGAGAGTGTTGGATATGAGTCGAAAGTTCTTGTCGAACTCATCAACAAACACTTCCCTGATTGGCGACGTGTCCTCAATGAATGTCAAAGGTACTCGTCAGGAGGGCAAATCGATACCGGCATTCTCGCCCATTTTTCCGACGTAAAGGTAAATGACCTTATCAAGAAACTCAAGGAGAAGGACTTTCCTGAGGTACGCAAGTGGCTCGTTTCTAATCTGGATAACGATACTTCTGTACTCCTTCGCCGCATCTATGATGCTCTATATGATGCCCTTAGCAACTCTAGCATTCCTGCTGCTGTGCTTGTTCTTGCTAAGTATCAGTACCAATCTGCCTTCGTTGCTGATCAAGAAATAAACATGCTAGCATGTTTAACAGAGATTATGGTAGAATGTGAATTCAAATGACAAAAATCACGTATACTGGAAAGAAGAAAAAACACTACGAGGTAAAACATAAGTTTACTCTCGGTATGGCAACAATTCTAGTATACTGGTTGGTTATGGTTGGTATGGTCGTAACTGCTTACGTTAATTTTAATTATTATGAAAAGACAAAAATTGAGAGCACAAGTTAAGTCCAGATTCTATTATGTGTTCTGGGGAACTGCTACGGTAGCAGTTGTTTTGGGTCAACTTTATGTCGGCACTGGATATCGTATTCTGCATCAGGGTATGCAGGAACTGCTGAATAAAGTTGATGGAGTGCTTCTCCATGCTTCACCTGATGACGGTCCCAAATTTCTATGAAGTCTTACAAAACACCACTTCGTTATCCTGGCGGCAAGTCTCGTGCTTGTGTCAAGATGGATCAGTATATTCCCGATCTCAGGGATTTCAAAGAGTATCGCGAACCTTTCTTGGGTGGTGGATCAGTGGCGATTCACATTACAAAGAAGTATCCAAATCTGAATGTCTGGGTCAATGACCTGTATGAACCACTGGTCAATTTCTGGAAGACCCTACAGGATGATGGTCATGCTCTCTACAAACGACTTCAAGAACTGAAGTCTAGATATCCTGATGTGGTATCGGCAAAAGGTTTATTCCTAGAAGCAAAGGAACTTGTAAATGATGATTCCGTTTCCCCTTTATATCGCGCTTGTAGTTTCTACGTTATTAACAAGTGCTCTTTTTCTGGTCTCACTGAGTCCAGCTCCTTCTCAAAACAAGCTTCAGTCTCTAATTTCTCAATGCGAGGCATTGAGAAACTACCAGGATACACTGAAATAATTCAGAACTGGAAGATCACCAACGGTCGCTATCAAGAACTTCTTACAGACGATAAGTCTACATTCACCTATCTAGATCCCCCATACGAAATTGGTTCTAACCTCTATGGGAAGAAAGGTGACATGCACAAAGGTTTTGACCATGATGGTTTTGCTACCATCTGTGATCGATTTGTTGGACCTCAACTCATATCCTATAATTCATCTCAACTTATCAAAGATCGCTTCAAAGAATATCAAGCGGGTGAGTTTGATCTGACTTATACCATGCGTTCAGTTGGTGAATACATGCGCGAACAAAAAGATAGAAAGGAACTACTACTCTATAACTATGGAATTGAAGCACTGGCTGAACTCAATTAATTTCACCAAAGAAGATCTCTCAGAGGAGATCAAGACATACCCTCCATATATCATCAATCGTTGTCTGTCGGGACACTTGGATTGTGTGATGTTTGCTAATGAGATGAATAAGCATCATCACCTAGACAAAGACATGCAATATTCTTTTTATCTAAATAGTCTTAGGAAAAAGAAGAGATTCTCTCCCTGGCTCCGAAAGGATAAAGTCACGGACCTAGAAAGCATCAAAAAATACTATGGATATAGTAATGAAAAAGCGTCCCAAGCTCTGAAAATCCTGACTAAAGAACAGATTAACTTTATTAAGCAACGACTTGACACTGGAGGAATGTAATGACCATGACTGTTGAACCCACTGTAGAATGGTC